GCCTTTCGTGCGTTGGGTTGGTCGAAACTTAGAGGCCGTTTTGTAGGGCGAATCGCTCTCGACGGCCTCTTTTTTCACTACAAAGGCTCTGATCTTTGTCCCTAGTTGGCAACGTCCTTGCCTACGAGCGGCCCTATCTCTACCCCAAGCAGCACGACGCAATCTTCAACCCAAAACGCTGGAAGCTCGTCGAAGCATCGACCAAGAGCGGCAAAACCGTCGCTTCGATTGCGTGGATTCTCGAAGGAGCGTTCGGCGACGACCCCGGTGACCACTCCTGGTGGGTGGCACCGGTGAGTGACCAAGCTCAGATCGCCTTCAAGCGAATCAAGCAGCAACTCACCCCCGGCTCCTACACGTCGCGCGAGAGTCCGGTTCCGACTATCACCCTCATCAACGGCGCGGACGTTTCGTTTCGCTCCGCCGACAAACCAGACTCGCTCTATGGCGAAGACGTAAAACGCGCCGTGATGGACGAGGCGAGTCGGTCGAAAGCCGACGCGTGGCACGCGGTTCGTTCAACCCTCACCGCGACCAACGGCCAGGCGGTGATTATCGGCAACGTCAAAGGCAAGAAGAATTGGTTCTACGAATGGGCTCGTCGGGTCCAACGCGGCCTCGATCCGAATGCGAAATTTTCCCTAATCACGTGGCGCGATGCTGTGGCGGCCCACGTTCTCGACGTGGAGGAAATTGACGACGCTCGGCGAAACCTCCCCGAAAACGTCTTCCGCGAACTCTATGAGGCCCAGGCGAGTGACGATTCGGGAAACCCGTTCGGCGAGGACCACATCTACGCCTGCACGCGCGAAGGACTGGCTCCCGGCCCGGCGGTGGCTTACGGAATCGACCTCGCGAAGAGCCGCGACTGGCTTGTTATAATCGGACTCAACGAACACGGCCAGGTCTGCGAGTTTCACCGCTGGCAAGGTCGCCCCTGGCGGGAGTCCATTCGACGAATCCACGAAATCTGCGGCGAGGATGTTCCAACGCTCGTTGATTCTACCGGAGTTGGCGACCCGGTTCTCGAAGAGCTCCAAGTCGAACACGGGAACTTCACCGGGTTTCATTTCGGCAACATCTCCAAGCAACGCCTGATGGAAGGTCTCGCGGTTTCGATCCAAAGCCGCGAGATCGAGTTCCCCGACGGTCCGATCAAGAACGAACTCCTCGGATTCGAATACGTTCAGATCCCGAGCGGAATCCGCTACCAGGCTGCGGAAGGCTATAACGACGATTGTGTTTGCGCGCTTGCATTAGCGCGCGAGCAGCGAAGCACGACTGCGCCAGGCGCATCGCTGATTTCGTTCTACGCCAGTGAGACGAAGCGCGCCCAGGCGGCAGCCGCGAACGCTCCGGACGAACTTCCCGACGTCGAGGAAGATTTCGCGCGTCGCTTTACTCACATCGTCAGTTCCGACGAGCAACTCTCCAACGAGTTGACGGAACTCTATCAGTCAACGTTGGCACAGTACGACGAACCCGAGATGCGTCTGTGTGCGCGCTGCGCCCAGAACGTCCCGAACACGAACCGGGTCACCGATGGCCACAGCGTGTGGCACCCTGAATGCGCCGGGCACGGGTGATGCGCGCCAAGCGCGACCAGCATTTCGACGAATGGGTGCAGGAACAGCGGAGACTCGGCAAAGCGCCGGCGCGTGGCGGAACCCAGACCGCCCTTTCAATCCCAGGCAATATTCCTACGTTTTCGCAGCGCCCCCCAGCCCAGTTCACCGGAGCGGACTTTGGCGTGGCGCAACCGGAATCGAACTCGAAATACCGGGACGAACGCTCCGACCAACCGCCGCACTTCATCGACGATGTTGATCTCAGCGACAACTGGTATAGTCCCTTCCAGCCGCTGTCGCCCTTTGGTCCTCCACATCAGACACGCCCAGTTGAGTGGGACTATCCGGTTGGATACAACCTCAACTACATTCAACCCCGGATGCAACTCATGGAGATGCTCCGCGGGATGCGCGATTCGTGGGGAGTGTTGTCCACAATTATCTCCACTCGCCAGGACCAGCTCCTCCGCATTCCTTGGACGATCCAACGGCGCAACAAACCACGTGCGTCGTCGGTTGCGGTCGAGGAGATGCGGAAGTTCTTCCGGAGGCCTGATGGAAAGTTATCTTACAGTCAATGGACCCGAAAACTCACAGATGATCTCCTCGTACTGGACGCCCCAACCATTTACTTTGCTCGCGATCGGCGAGGTCGCCCTCTTCACGCAGAGGTGCTTGATGGGGCAACTGTTTTCCCGCTCATTGATGATGCAGGCCGTCGCCCCGACTCAATCGTTGAGATAGGCAAGGACGGTGTTGAGTATCTTCGCCGTCAGCCCGCTTTTCAACAAATCCGAAAGGGCCTGCCGTCGATCGACCTCGACGAGTCCGAGATCATGTATGTGCCGATGCGTCCGCGTTCGTACATGCCAATGTTTGGCTACCCCGCGACCGAGCAGATCCTGATCGAAGCAACCGAGGCGATCAAAAAGACCTTCTATCAGCTTTCGTTCTGGACCGAGGGTTCGATTCCCGACTTGATCGTGACCGTGCCGGAGAATTGGGGCCCGCGACAGATCGCAATGTATCAGGCCCACATGGACGCTCTCCTGTCGGGCAATCTCAAACTCAAGTCGAAGATTCGTCTCTTCCCGTCCGGATCGAAACCCTTTGACATCAAGAATTCGAGCGGCGAATCGCTCTGGTCCCAGCGCGACGAAACTCTCATTCGTCTGGCGTGCTACGCCTATAGCGTCAGCCCCACGCCATTCGTGAAGCAGACAAACCGTGCTACCGCCCAGAACGCCGCCCAGAGCGCCGAAGAGGAGGGCCTCTTCCCGTTTATGTCGTACTGGAAAGACGACATCATCGACCCGATCATCCAGGAGAAGTTCGGATATGACGACATTGAGTTCGTTTTCCAGCCCCGCCCGGAACCGGACCAGGAAAAGGCGGCGAAGATTCACGACCTCAAGATCAAGAACGGCGAACTATCGCGCAACGAAGCGCGCGCGGAAGATGGGCTGGAGCCCATCACAGGCGGCGACGTTCACACCATTGAAATCGGAAACGCAGTCATTCCGGTCGAAGCCGCTGCGCGCGGCGACGCAATGTTGGGGATGCAAGGCGGCAGCGCGAACGGAGGTGATTCGTCGAAGCCAAGCTCCACGCCGGCGAAGCCCGCCACAGCGACGTTCCGTGGTCTGAATCGCCCACGTGAAGCATCGACACAACCCTCGGTTACTCCGGTCAACAAGGTCTCTCGGAGCGAGGTCGACGCCGTGGCACGCTCCTCTGATGGTGACATCGACCGCGTCTCGCATCTCGTCCAGCATGTCGGGAACTACAAGAAGGGCCACATCTGGATTCAGGGTCTCAACATTTCGATCGAGAACGAGAAAGGCTCTTGGCGAGGCGAGAAGGACCAGAACGGCAAGAAGTGGCAAGTCAAAATGCCGGCACATTACGGCTACATTCGCGGCACCATCGGTGCCGACAACATGCAGGTCGACGTCTACATCGGTAAGAAACCCAAGTCCACGACAGTCTGGGTCATCGACCAGGACAAGGTGACGCCCAGCGGGGCTAACCATGGTTTCGACGAAACCAAGGTTATGATCGGCTACAAGAAAGCGAAGCGGGCGATCCGCGATTGGATGAAATCCCACTTCGAGGACTTCAGCAAGGACAAGCTGTCGGCTGTTACTGAATTGTCGATGGATGAGTTGAAAGGTTGGCTCAAGACCGGCGACATGAAGAAGCCGATCTCGGAACAGAACATCGGCGAGGTCATCTTCCGTTGTCCGATCAAGAAATTCGACACCATCTCGACCGCCACGAACATCTTGAACTATGACCAGGGCCGTCCGAAGATGCGGCGAAACAACCGCAAGGCACGCAAGGCGCGGCGCCGTGAGCGTGGTCCACGGTGGCTCCAACTGCACGCCGCCATTCATTGAAAGGCAGTCTGAAATGAAACTTCGATCGGCTGTCCTTGGGTTGCTGGGAATTCTCTTTCCCAGTCTCGCGCTGGCTCAGACCTGCCCGCAAATCCTTTATAAGGTCGTAAGTGCGGCAAGTTACCAACTTCAGCCGATCGACAACTGCGCTTGGGTCGAGTTCGTCAACACCGGAGCCATAACGGTCGTTCTTCCCGATCCGAGCGGCTTCAATCCTGCCTTTTTCACGACGCTCATCGCGGACAACGGCGGAGCGTTGACGCTTTCAAGCGGATCTAGTGCGACTGTCAATCTTGGCACGTCCCTCACGCTCGGCACGAACGGCGGAGCGAACCTCAAAATCTTCAGCAGAAATTGGCTTGCCTTTTCTGGCGGTGGTGGTGGTGGAAGCGGCAGCGGAACTGTCGCCAGCGGCACCGCTGGGCAAATTGCCGAGTACGGTGCCACCGGAACGACAGTCCGAGGCGCCACCGTCTCCGGCGACGTGACCTACGCCACCGGCGGCGCGTTTTCGATCGGCGCTGGCAAAGTCACCAACGCCATGCTCGCCGGCTTGATCGACCTGACTTCAAAGGTCACGGGCGCTCTGCCCTCCGCCAACATGGTCGCGTGCACCTCGACGGTCGGTGGGCGCGTCCCGACGCCGCCCAACGATGCGACGCAGTACCTGGACGGCACGTGCGCCTTCTCCACTCCGCCCGGCACCGCGGTCGTCTTTGTCGGCCCGATCACCGCCGGCTCCGCCAACACCTATACCCAGGCAGTAACCACTCCGACCGGCTTCACCCTGACGGACGGCTATGTCGTCCGCACCCGGATCAACGCGACGAATACCGCGGCCTCGACCCTGGCCGTGAATGGCCTCGCCGCCAAGGCGATCAAGACGAATACCGCGACAGGGATCGCGGCATTGGCCGGCGGCGAGCTGATCGCCGCCCTCGAATACGATTTCACGTACAACACGACCTGCACCTGCTTTGTGGTGCAGACCCTGCCGCTCGGCGCGGTGGTCGCCGGCACGACGCAGACCATCACGGCAGCCCAATGGGCGACAACCACGGTCTTCGACGTAACGACCGCCTCGCAAACCCTGACCGTGCCGGTCTCGACCGGCCTCTCGCCCAACGGCATGGTTGTCGTCAAGGCCGACAGCCAGTCGGTGACGATCACCGCGACCTCGCCCGACACGATTAACGGCGGTGGCGCCGGCGGCAGCGTCACGATCCCTTCCGGCGTCCTGGCCCTCCTGACGACCGATGGCGCCGGGCACCTCTATGTCAATGTCGGCCAGACCATCCCTGTCGGGGCGAACCCGACCGCGACGGCGGGATCAGCAGCAGTCAATGGTTCGGCCTCGACCTTCATGCGGAGTGATGGTGCGCCGGCACTCCCTGTCGCATCATCGAGCGTCTTCGGGATCGCAAAGGTAGACAACACAACAATCACGGCGAGCGGCGGTGTCATCAGCGCGGTAGGCGGTGGATCGGGCGGCGGGTTGCTACAGTATTCCGACAATGGCCTTACCCTGACCGCCGGCACGCGCTACGTGCCTGTCGGCGGCAGCGGTGTCCCCTCGACGACTGAGGCCGACTATTCGACCAAGGCGCCGTCCGCTCTCACAGTCAACAACCTCCAAGTCAACCTAAGCGCGGACCCTGGGTCGGGGCAGACGCTTGCGGTCACGCTTCGGAAGAATGGCTCAGATACGACGCTCACCTGCACCGTTACCGGGCCGCTGACGCCTCCCGCGGCTGTCTGTCAAGACCTGACACACAGCATCGCTATTGCGCAAAACGATCTGATTAACTGGAAGGTCGTCACGACCGGCACGTTTGTCGCGACGCCGAGCCTGACGATCCTCGCGAACAGCGGCACGACCAACAACGGGATCACCGGCAGTGGCACGGCGAACACTGTGGGCAAGTTCACGGGCTCGGCGTCCGAGGGCAATTCGTCGATCACTGATGATGGAACGACAGTGACGATGACAGCCGGAGCGGTCGTTGCTGGCGCATCCGGCACGCTGGGCTCGCTCAAGATGGGTAACGCAACATCGGGGACGGCAACGCTTCAGCCGGTCACGGGTGCGCTCGGGACGGTGACGGCGAGCCTCCCTGCAAATACAGGGACGATCGCCGAACTCAATCTCAATCAGGCGTGGACCGCTGGGCAGGCCGTTACCCCCGACACGGCGACCCAATGCGGCACGCAATCGGCGGCTGGCACGATGACGCCGAATTTCGCGTTGTCGAACTCCTGCGTTGCGACCTTCGGAGCGGGCAATCTGACGATCGCCAACCCGACCAATGTGAAGGCAGGGCAGACGTGGATTCTGTCGTTGACCCAAGACGGCACTGGCTCGCGCACCGTGACGTGGGGAAGCCAGTATAAATGGGCAGGGGGAACCGCCCCGACGCTCAGCACGGCTGCAAGCGCCAAGGATGTTATCTCGTGCTTCTCCGACACGACGACGACGCATAACTGCACGCTGGCAGTCAAGGGGGCGTCTTAGCCATGCGGCGCTTAGCACTTGTGCTGGTGGCATTGTTAGTTGCGTGGCCCGCTAATGCGCAGTTCACGTCCTTTCAGCCAGCCGCCGCGGCGGGGGCTAGCTACACCGGCCCCGGCGACATCACGACGATGACGGCGTGGTACGGGTTGCGTGCCATCTCGGGCACGGCGGCATCCAGCAATGCCAAGCTGATCCCTGTCAAACGGATCTCGGACAACCATACTTGCGACATCTTGGCGGCATCAACGGGGGGATTTGGTGTCACCGGAAGCTGCTCTACGGGCGGCGACAACGGCAACGTTATCTGGAACGGCTCGACCGGCTTCTGCGATGGGTCAAGCGGTACGGATTGCATTGTTGATAGTCTCTACGACTTAACTGGTGGAGGCCGGGATGTCGCGTTTAGTGGGACCATCCACCCGGCACTCGTTAAAAACTGCCTCAACACATCGTTACCCTGTATTCAGCAGACGCTAGGAACGGGCGCATCACAGCAATACTATGCTTCTGCATCGAACTTCACGCCAGCCACGGGCACGAACTCGGCCTCAATGGTGGTCAACAGATCGGCTGGCACAACGGTAATTACTTGGGTGACGGAGAACGCGGCGAATAACAACAATCAGCATAGCGCGAATCAATACAGATGCGTGGGCGGCTCATCGGGGCTTATTGCTGCTACTGCATCAGATGCGAACTGGCACGCTCAGGCTTGCATCATGCAGGGGAGTGGCTCCCTTGTTGTTGTTGACGGTTCCGCTTCAGCAACCGACGTGCTTACCGGCAGCACGACAGCGAATAAGATATTCATGGTCTGGAACTCCGGAAGCAGCGGCAATGTTGGGAAGTTCGCCGAAGGCGGCTTCGCGGACAATGTCGCGTGGTCGGCAACGGTATACGGAAACCTGCATACCAATCAGTCCGCCTATTGGGGAACTCCGTGAGGTATGGAAGTATCGCTGTTCTCGGCGCTGCTTTCCTGGTGGAATTAGGCGCGTTATCCGAGGCGCGCTTTCTGCATGGAGGAGGCGCCGCCCCACCGGTCACTTATACTGGTCCCGGTGATATCACCGCATTTACTGCATGGTACGGCTTCCGCGCCTACACGGCGGCCCTCGCAGCGGCAGGAACGCAGCCCCTCGCAAATATCA